AGCGTGGGAAGGTTGAGGGATTTGCCCATCAGATGGTGCGTGCCGCGAAGATCATGGTTGGGGCCTCGCCGAGGGGCACGGAGGTGGAGGCATTGGCTACCGCTATTACGATGTACTCCTCAACGCCTGCCGTTATTACAAGAGTCGATCCAACCGTTATAGTGTTGCTGGTATAAATGGCAACAATTATGAAGTCTTCCGGCAGTGTTGCCCCTGAGCACAGATTGAGCAGCAGGTTCTCAAATATCGGCCTTTCGTCAGCCGAGTAGGCGGGGTTTGTGTTGTTGAATGCGATCGGAAGCGTGACCACCTGGGTCGAAAATCCATAGTTCTCACCAGTATTACTTGAGTTTCCGATAGCGCCATACGTGAGATTTCCGAGCTGATTGGCAGCCCCAAACCAGGTTTCCCACGGCGAGACGGCAGTGTTTGACGCTCCATAGGCTCCACCACCGGTGATCCCACGGAGAGCCTGGCCCAGGTGAGAGCGCCGCAGACGAGGCGAGAATAGCTGGAAGCTGGCCTGGCCAATCCTGTTTGGCGTAGACAACTTGCACCACATCATTGAGGCATAACAGACCTTTTCCAGGTCTACCAGTGATGCAATGGGCGGGGTTCTGTCGATGAAGAGATGTATCGAGGTGGAACCATTCACCAACAGGAAGACCGAGAAATTCGTCCTCACGTTGCTAGTGAGACGCTGGATGCTTATTGATTGGGAGGAATTGAAGCCCGCCGCCCCGCTCGCGGTCACCCGCATGTGGTTGGTCGTTGCACTGGTGGTCGTGCTCAACCAATCCAGATACTGCGTGCCCGCACCGCCGACGCCCTGCGGAATGTTCGTCGATGTATTCCAGCCGGTGGAGATATGCACGAACATATCCGCACCGGAGAATTGAAACCAGTAGTAAGTTTTTCCGTATGTTTTCGAGCCGTCATAAGTTATTTCCAGTACCCTGTTCTCGACCCCACCATTGGCGAAGCTGGCGTGCCAGTCAGGCAGCCCTGCGTCCATGAACATCGAGCGAACCTGTGTCGCAAACTGCGCTGGGGTGTAGTTCGCCGCGACGCTATAGGAAGCTGTGGTAACCGTCATTTTATGAGGTGATAATGGTTAAGATTATCACGCAGTCGCGGCTCACCGTGTCTTCGTTGACATGCTTCCACGGGTAGGTAGTGGTTGCCGGTGACTCTTCGTTTCTGATATCCGCGAACGCGTTCAGATTGATCACCCCACCAGCGGCGAGGCGGGGATCAGCGCAGACGCCCACCCCCCTGGCGGGCATCACCGTGGCTGGCCTGCTGCTGTCGGCCGATCGGGCCGCCACCGATGCGTAGAGGGTGAACCATCCGGGATGGTTCATCGAGAACCGCACGAGCCGGGCCACCAGGGGGAGGGTAACGGTGCCGGTTGTGGTCGCCCCGGCCGCTGCGGTGAACGCCACCACGGCCGAGCTGGGCGGTGCCACGGTGATGGCGGAGGCGTTCTGCGCTGGGGTGGACGTGTTCCCGTCCCGATCCTCCTGTCTGACGCGGATGGCGCCAGTCGAGTAGGAGCCGGCCGCGAGCTGGAATCCCGAGCCGGTGCCAGCGGTCCAGGAGCTGCCGCCGTTGGTGCTGTATTCCCAGCTGGTTCCGGGCTCCAGCCCTGTCACCTCGACGAACCCGTCTGGGGTCACCCCGCTGGCCAGTCCCTGCACCGTGGCAGTCGGGGCCCCAGGGGCCACCGTCAGCACGTCGCTGATGGCAGCCTCCACCCCCGCCAGCCGAAGAATCCCCGTCCCCTGGGGGAGCCGGATGTCAGCCCATAGGTTCCCGATGAACGTGCAACTGACGCGGAAAAAATCTTTATGCTCATCTTGTACTCCTACAGGCTCTGAGCTATACCGCCAGCGAAAACCTTCAGGCGTAAAGCCCGCCTCAACCTCTGACGGCAGATCAAAGCTCACCACTGTGCCGTTGGCTTGGTAGTGTTGTAGAACGTCTAGGAACTGCGCTTGTGTTAATACAAATTCACGTGTCAGCCCAATGTCTGTCTCTACATCCGAGTGTCGAAGGATCGCCGTCCGACCGCTGATGGTCTGCGTGACTGATGCCGGGTAGGTGCCGTGCTCAAGCGAGAGATCTGTTGGGCGATAGGCAGGAAATGTCATGGCGTCTGGAGGGGGCCGGTTGCGCCGTTCGCCAGCTTGCAGCGCCAGCTTTCAATACTAAGGCCGAACTCGCCCTGCGAGCCGAATGGCGGGACGCCGCAGGAGCTAATTATCTGCGAAACATCGTACCCGAATTTAGAAGTATAGATAATCCTTATGGTTTCAATTTGTACGCTTATTCCGGGAGACCAGTAATCACTAAAAGTAAATCCAAGGGAGACCCATTCAATCCGCTTAGTGGACTCAATAACCGTATCCCAATATCCATATCCGCTACTGCTGAGTGATAATCCTGTGAGCCGCGTGCTGATTATTGACGGGCCATACTTGCAATCCTGGGGGCCAGGAGGGTAGTCAATCGGCTCTATCTTGCCGGGGATATAAGGATTCCACCAAGTGCCGCCACCCTTGGTTTCGCTTGGCTGCTTCGGTCTATTGCCGGCCTGAACGATCCCCCCGCCGCCTGGCCCGCCTGGGGTGGGAGGCGCGGGAGGTTTCTCCACTGGCGGCGACCCCATATCCGTTCGGTTGGGTGCCTGGGTTTTATTGAGCCTCCCGATCGCCGGCAGAATCCCCCCGCCGCCAGACGTGAACGGAAGCCCTGAGGTGGTTGAAGGCGGCACCGACGTGTCCGAGGCCCTCCCCGGTTCATCGCCCGCCGACAGGGGCGGATAGGGCAGGATCATCCCCGGAGCATTGTCCCGGGCCGCCGCCACCGCCAGGGCCACCAGGCTGCGACCTTCGCCATCAACGGGACAGGCCGAGAGCTGGAGGGATTCCGAACCGTCAGGGGCGAGGTCGATCCGATCGAGCCGCCAGAGGCTGTTAATCGCGCCGATGGTCGTGCGCTCGCTCACCTGCTGGAGGAACACCTGTACTATCTGACCCTGTTGCAAATATCCGGACTGGCTGCCGGGCAGCACCCGAACCGATGCGGTCGATCCCGCCAGGGTCCGCAGGGCATGGCGGAACCCGCCCGCGAGCGCCGCGTGCTGTTCGGATGTGGCAAACCCCCGCAGGTCGAACGGTTCGGACTGTGGTGTTGGATCCACGCCAGGCCGGCCAACGCGCAGATCCCGGTCCAGCGGCGGTTCCGTCTCGCTGGTCTGCTGCCGCCACAGAACAGAGATCTCCAGTGGACCCCGCGCCGCCGCGTCAGCCGGCCGCTCCTGCCAGCTTCCGGGGGCAATGGCCTCCTCTGTAAAGGTCCATCTTGGCTGAATCTTTGTAGTCTTAATTGTACCATCCTCGTTCGTCGGAACGGCTGGAATGACCGCATACTTGCCGCCAATTGTTGCCTCTCTCAGCAGGAAAGACGGGAGGATGTTCACCAGCCAATCGGGCAAGCTTGCCGCAGATGTAAATTCTGCATTACAGTAGAGTTGGTTTGCTTCCAGGAAGAGAGCGGTCTTCTCCATCTCGTCTAGGTTGATCTCTGATTCTTTCTTGCGGCCAGACTTTACTAATGCCCAGATAATCAGATCACAAAGGTTATCACTGGCGCCCACTACATCATCAAGCAACCGCCCCCGGTCAATCTGCATCCCGTTGCGGATTAAAACGTTAAGCGGTAGCTTCCACTGATCAGAATCGATGGGCCACGCTGCGCTGTACTCAATCGTCGAGACTCCTTTATAGTTTCCACCAATGCCGCAATTCTGCGGGAAGTCTGGGACCGTAACGCCCGCAACGGGTTTCGATCGGTTGCCAGGTTGCCAGGTACCGGCACGCTGGCCATAGTTCTGGCTGAAGCTCCCGCGCCGATACAGTCCAACGCGCACATCCCGCACCTGAATTGAGCCCACCTGCCCCTCACTGAGCAGGCAGTGATAACGAGCTGTGATCTCCGTGCCCGTGTTGGCAAACTGCGCTTCGGTGGCTCGGGGTTGCACCATCACCCCACCCGTTCCGCCCGTGCGACGCCTGGCGAACACCACGGGAACAGGATCCCCAATCGCCATGGCCCGGACGGGCTGGAGGAGGTTCCGCTCCCGCTCTGATGTTTCATCCCGCCCGGTGCGGCTGGCTGCCACGCTGGAGGCTTTCGCGCCGGCCTGGGCCTCAAGGCTGCGAAGATATGCCTCAAGGCCGCCAAAGGGAGCAAATAATTCTTCGGGAGGATTTATGACTCCTTTTGCCCATTCAAAGCCCTGGATCGCGCTATAGTCATACAGCGTTCTGTCGGAATAGTTTGATTTGATTCCACTGCCAGCCATCTCAGCGCCCCCCCAGCTCGCACGGCAGACCAATCAGCGATGAGTCTGCCCGACGCGGGGGGAACACGCCTCCAGCCTCACCGCCAAGAGTGATAGAGATCACATCCTGAGAGACGCTGTCCAGGCTCAGCGTGCCGGTGTAGGAGCCCACCAGCACCTGATCTGCGGGGGGGGCTGAGCCCGCCCAGGTGTCTGGGTAGTGGTAGACCCGCAACCGGCCAATCCACTGCTGCTGATGGGCCAGCCGCAGGTCGTCGGCCGTGTCTGAGAGGTGCGCGAACGTCAGGCCCGCCGGGGCGGAATCGATCACCGCGCCTGAGCTCAGACCGGCCCACTCAAACTCCCGGTAGTCCCAGGTGAGAGCCTCCCAGGTGATGGTCTGGTAGATCCAACGGGACTGCCAGCGGCGATGCACCATGCCGCCGGTGGAGGACAGGTCAAGAAACGCCGCGCCGTAGCGGTGGTCCATCAGGCCCTCCCCGCGGATCGAGCCGCCGCGCCGGAGTTGACCCGGGCCACGGCCTGGAGGGTGAGCCGGCTGCCGTGCGCGATCATCGCCATGGCCTCATCGCGGCGGATCCACTGGGAGCCGTCGGGCATCTGCATCGTCGGCCCGGCCTGCTGAACCTGGATTCGCACCTCAGGGGTCGCCACCATGCCGCCGCCAGAGGGCTCCATGCTGGCCCGCCCCGGTGCGAGGCCAGGGGACTGCCAGGCCGCTACCAGCGCGTCACCTCTCAAGCCCTGCCGCCAGCCGTCAGCAGCTGCGCCCATGCCACCCTCGGGAATTATGTACTCTCGCGGGTTGCGGCCCTCGCCGATCATGCCCAGGGTCGGCCTGTCGATGTAGGCGCCACGGGCGAAGCCTGGGATCTGGCCCGTCATGATCTCAGGGATTACTGGCAGCTTGATAGGTGTTGGCAATTTGTTCACGTTCTGAGAGACGCTATTCCACAGCCTGATGATTCCATTCAGAGAGTCAACAGCGCCGCCGATCATCCAACGCCATGTCCTGCCCATGCCGTTGAGAACAGAATCCCACACGTTCTGCAGGATGCCAGGGATTCGCTTCCAGGTTTCTACAACGCTGGACAACAGACCGCCGAAACGTTTCTCTACCTTTTCAATAAATGCGAAAGGATCGTTGACGAAACTTTCCCAGTAAGCCGCCCACTGCTTAAGCCAGTTTTTGCCTATAAATTCCAGGATTCCACTAAAGAATTTTGTAATACCAGTGAGCCATCCCTTGGCGGCATCTGTTACAGGCTTGGACAGGACTGTGTTCCACAGTTCAACCCATGGCTTAATTTGTGTATCATAAATAAAGCCAAATACTGTTTTCCAGAATCCAACGACCTGCTCATAAGCCCAGCCGAAGAACTTTGTAATTGGCTCCCGGAAAAATATCATCCCCGCAACCAACGCAGCCACGCCCAGCGCGATCCAGCCGACCGGACCAGAGAAAATCCCCGCCATGACAGGGAGGAAGGTTCCGGTCATCCATGCCAGGAGTCCACCCATTGCGGCCGTGAACGTGCCGACAAAGGGCACGACGGCGCCTGCCCATCCAGCGATTGTGGCCGCGATTTTGAGGCCGGCAAAGGCCGCGCTGATGCTGGTCACCGCAGGGGCGATCAGCGCAAGCGGAACCGCCAGCGCCGTGGCACCCGTGGCCAATATGGCGAAGCCCCCGATTATGGCCTGCAGTGGTTCGGGGAGCTTCGCGAACAGATCCACGCCAACGGTCAGGGCACTGGTGAGAGCATCGAGAGCCGGCAGGAGCGCGACGGTGATTCCCCTGGCCAGTCCGCCGACCTTGCCGCCGAGGGTGATCAGCTTGTCATTGTATTCGTCAGCCTTTTCTGCAAAGGCTTGGTTCATCTTTACTTTCATCTTGTCTATCGCGTCTCCGCCTTGGTTGAGCATGGGAATCAGCTCAGCGCCAGACTTGCCAAATAATTTCATTGCAAGAGCAACTTTGTTTGGCCCGTCTTCCATGCCCTTAAAGCGTGTCGCAATGTCAAGCATCACATCGTCAGCAGAGCGCATGGTTCCGTCTGCATTCTTTACGTTGATTCCCAATTCATTAAATGCCTTGCTCGCGCCCTTTCCGCTCAATCCCAACTCCTCCATCTGCTGGCTCAGGCCATCGGCGACGGGATCGCCTTTTAGCGCTTTGACCGTTGCCTCGGTGAGTTTTTTGATCTCCTCAAGCTGTGCAGCCGAAGCAGTCCTGATAGTTTCGGTCTGAGCATCAGCTCTTTCCTGCCATAGTCTTTTTTGATTTTCTGTATTGCCCTTAATGGCACTTTCTTCCTTTTGTTTTTTTTGCTCCAACTCATCCGTTAGTTTTTGTTGCTCGTCCCTTGCCGCACGCTGCCTCTCCTTGGCCCGGTCTGCATAGCCCTCTCTGATCGCGTCAAGCTCTGCGTCTCTGCTGTCTTCGACAGCCTGCAGCCGCCTGTCCCGTTCTTTATCGCTTAGCGATTCGTCGTCCTGAATGGCTTTTCTTTTCTTTTCATATAATCTTGAGAGTTTTTTAATTTCCGTATTTAATTCATTCTCTGCCGCCCGCTCCTGCTGGTCAGACTGATCATCAAGGCGATCATTCAACAGCTGCTCCATCTTCCTGTAGCGCTTCCCGATCTCCTGCAGGGTCTTGTCTGATTCCCTCTCAATAGCTTCGATGCGCTGCCTGGCTTCGTCCTGCACAACAGAGGTCTGCCGCCGCTCGCCGTCCCTGATCTCCGCCACCTGGCGCCGCTCGCCATCCCTGACCGCATCCACGGCGCGATCCATGTCGGACTTAACACGCCCGGAAACTTCCGTCCCGGAGACACTGGCGACCATCGCTTTCGAGAGCTTGCCCAGTGCGCCAGCCACGGAGTCAAGCGACGTCCCGCCGAGTTTTGCTGCCTTATCAAATTTTGCGAGCGATTCCACCGCCACGCCAGTGCGCTGGCTCAAGTCGAACATCCGGTCGCCTGCTTCGATCTGCTTGCCCACCAGTGCCGAGAGCCCCGCCACCGACAGCACGGGGGCCAGTGCCCCAAAGGCGCTCTTGAGCAGCCCTGTGGTGCCCGCCAGCTTCTGCCCTGCAACCGTGGCAGAGTTCAGCGCATTGCTGATTCCCGTGATGGTTTCGGAGCCGCTGGCCTGAGCTTTGATGCGCAGGATTGCGTCCATGTTGAACGCCATCAGTGTTTACCCTCTCGATACAACTGAAGAACGCAGCTGGCGATGAATTTAACGTTCATCGCCACCCGGAAGGGTTTGACCGTTGGATCCTCCCGCGCCAGCTCCTGCGCGTAGGCCAGGGCGCAAGAGGCGTCATGTGCCTGGGGAGTGCCATCCACTCCCGTCCGGTGCCATTGATCGCCCACCGCCAACCACACGAGCACAGCAGCGC